CCCTGCCAGTAGAGCTAAAGCTGCGAAATATTGAGATTAAAGTGAAATAGTTATGAATACTCTTACCAAAGAATGGTTACAGAACACGATTACCGGAATTGAGTCGATAATAGACGATAAATCGTTTGTATGTAGTGAAATAGCATTCGAAATAGGTCAGGTTAACAACATACTTACCGCATTTAAAATTGCACTGGCATCGCTGGCAGCAGTATCGGATGAACGAGCAGCCTATGAATTATTTATGGAGAAGCGTTTCGGGGAATCTGTAGATCGCCGTAGGGCAAAAAATGGCGATAGAGAATACATGGCATGGGATATGGCGCTTGGCTGGATTATCTGGTGTCACCGCGCCGCCATGCTTCAGGGTAGCCAACCTGTAAGCCAAACTTACAACTTGCCAGAATTAATCGAAGGCATGGAAGTTTCCATTGATGTAAGCACTTGTGATGCTGATTTAGGTAATCGCTATTTCGGCACCGTCACCGAGGCGTTAGAACTTGATACAGCCAAGAATGGTTACATCCTCCTGGTTCAGGACGCAGAGCCAAACTTCGATGTAAATGGCAACTCTCCGGGAACTCCGGATAGTTGGATAAGCTGTAGTGATCGAATGCCTGAAAAGGGCCAGAACGTGCTTATTTCGGTGAATTTCGATAGCTCTCTGGTTGAACCGCTAATATGCGCCGCACGCTATACCGGAAGCACCTTTCGGCGCGGAGATGCAACGATTAAGCCGGGTAATGGTATTGAGCAAGCAACTCACTGGATGCCGCTACCGGAACCGCCGCAGGAGGTGAAGTGATGAACAACTTAATGATCGACCTTGAGACGATGGGGAAAAATAAGGATGCACCGATCGTTTCCATTGGCGCGGTGTTCTTCACTCCAGAAACCGGAGACATCGGACAAGAATTCTATGCGGTTGTCAGCCTAGACAGTGCTATGAAGCAAGGAGCTACACCTGACGGCGATACCATCCTGTGGTGGTTGAAACAAAGCCCTGAAGCGCGAGCTGCAATCTGTATTGATGATACTTTGTCGATCAGCGATGCTCTCTCAGAACTAAACCATTTCATTAACCGGCACGCAGACAATACGAAATATTTAAAAGTCTGGGGTAACGGGGCCACCTTCGACAACGTAATTTTACGTGGAGCTTACGAGCGAGCAGGACAAATCTGCCCGTGGGCGTACTGGAATGACCACGATGTACGCACGATCGTTACGCTTGGGCGTTCCATCGGATTCGACCCCAAAATGGACATGCCTTTCGATGGCGAACGGCACAACGCCCTGGCTGATGCCCGTCATCAGGCAAAATATGTTTCCGCTATCTGGCAGAAATTAATTCCTGCCACCAGCACAGAATTATGATTTTCCCGGGTGCAGCCGGTTTTGATGGAGAAAATTATGAACACCTTGTTTTTACTGATGGCTGAATTCAATACCCCAAACATTGAACTCTCAGCAGTTAGCCAAAAGTACTTTGGTATGAGTCCAGCCACGGCAGAAGCAAAAGCAAACGCTTGTAAGTTGCCCGTTCCAACATATCGCATCGGCACATCACAAAAAGCAAAACGTTGCATCAATATTCAAGATCTTGCGGAATACATAGACAAAAGGCGAGAAGAAGGACGTATCGAGTGGGAACAGGTCAGAACAGTCAAACAGAAGGACAAAGAACATCACTAAAGAAAAAACCCGCCTGAAGGCGGGTTTTCAAAAAGCACCAGCTATGATCATGCTGCTTTGCGACGACGAAGCTTACCCTGCTGCTCTTTACCAGAGACAGTAGCGTGAGTGAACGCATTAGGAGCAGCCTTCATCAGAACTTCAACAGCAGCACCCATACCTGCGAATGCTTTCATTGTGTCGAACTTAACCTGTGGCTTGGTTGCTTTTTGATCTTCCATAGAAAACTCCAGAAGCTATACCGAAACAATTCCTGTTGTTTACTCATCATCAATAGATGATACGCAATATTTATTTTTAAATTTAAGGTTCTTTGGCGTAACTTCATCAGATATATCAAAACCGTCCAGAATTCTATTGAATGTAGCTTCTGGCATATCATCATGAACGGAAATCTCACCCGATCGCTGCTTTCTAACCATGTTATCCACTCGCCAAATTATAGCTTCAGCGTAAACAACATAACTTGGATGCTTGATAAAGCGATGATCACCAGAATTCAAGACGCAAGACGGATCGTGGGGGACACCATCCTTGATACTAGAAATATTAACAACTAAAACACAATAACAATCGTTAACGGGGTAATAAACAGGATCATTACAAATCACATGAAGATGATTGCATGGCCCAGTTGGGGCAAGCACAGTTCCTTTCCTGTATGGCTGATAATCCGTCATGATAATTGCAAAGAAAATTCCTTAAGTTTCTGAGATTCTTCCATTTTGCCAATTATACGATTAGCCTCATCCTCGCTTTTACCCTCACTGATCAGCATTTCTTTCAGGTCTATAGGCTTACGAGAATTGCCAGGATTGTGCCACTCTGGACAAACGCTTTCTAAATGCGTCATGTTTGCGAGATCAAATCGGTTCATATGCCCATACAGAGAATAGATTTCATCTAAAATCCGGATATCTGCACGGCTCAACTCATCAAAGACCTCGTCTGCATCCATTTCCCTCGGATCTGAACGCAACAACACATCATGCCCGTTCGTCTCTATCAAGTTGTACCAGTAGTCACCAATGCCTTCAGCCTTACCACGAATCAAGTTCAGCGTATTCGACATGACTGGACCAAATTTCATAGAGTAAAGGCTATCTTCGCCGATCATCCTGCCATGCTTCAAAATCGACTTGCGGTTAGACAGATAGAGCAGCTTCATCAATTTCAGATATGCCATGCGCCCACCTCGCTTAAGAAGTAGGTATGCAGCCATTTGAGCTACTTTTTCTTCGCAAAACAT